ATGAAAATAGAACTCACAATTGCTAAGGACAAAAAACTCCCAACTGGCGCAGTACCCGCACTTGAAAAGGAGTTGTTGCGCCGTCTGTCCAAGTCCTATGACGATTGCAAATTAAGAATTCGAATTACCAGCAATGATGGCCTGAGCGTTCTGGGCGGCGCTGACGGCGATAAAAAACGTGTAGAGCAAATCCTGCAAGAGACGTGGGAAAGCGCAGACGATTGGTTTTTGAACTAGTTATCCTTTGTCGTTGGCGGGTGCAGCTGCCAGCCTTTAGATTTTAGCCCCTCTGGTGTTGGCTTTGGGGTGACCACGCAAGGGGCAATCCATGCATATTCCAGACAATTTGTTTCCAGGGCTATCGGCGCATGTTGGGCCAGTTCTGATATACCTGGATCGAGGGGAAGTCAAAAGGGGGTTTCCGCTACGAAAAGATGAGTTCGTAACCTCTTTGAAAACACTGGAAATGGCGAAGAAAAAAGCCGGTATTAAAGATACAGAAGCTGAGTAACATCAGTTATAATTGTTGATACGGGTCTGAACAGCCCTCTGAGCAATCGCTGTGCCACGGAGATAAACCGATGGCACAGATTCAACTGATAAAAACTTCATCAACGACACTGACCACGGCGAACGCTGAGGCCAGCGAGTTTTTGCAACGTATAAAAACGGGTATCTGGCTTAACTGCAACGTAACGCAGGCCAGAAATTACTTGTTCCATAAGCGCTTCTTTGCGCTCCTCAATCTTGGGTTTGAATACTGGACACCGACAGGCGGTACGATTACCCCTGCGGAAAAGCTGTACCTGAACGGCTATATTCGATACCTGATCTCCATCGTCGGGAACGACGAAACTCTCTATCAAACTGAGCTCGATTATAACGAACGGGCCGGGAATCGTCGTGCCAATGGACATGCCATCGTCAAATCATTTGAAGCCTTCCGTAAATGGGCGACGGTTGAAGCTGGCTTCTACGATGAATTTATTCTTCCGGATAACACTCGCCGCCGGGAGGCGCGTTCGATCTCATTTGCCAATATGAGCGAGCAGGAATTTCATGAGGTTTACAAAGCTGTTTTCAATGTCCTTTGGAATCATATCCTCTTCCGAGCTTTCCCATCCCAACGAGAAGCCGAAAACGTAGCCATGCAGCTACTGGAGCTGGCCGCATGAGAAAGGTCGATCTCCGAAAATCTGCCCGTGGTCGGGAATGCCAGGTAAGAATTCCAGGCGTATGTAACGGCAATCCTGAAACGTCGGTATTAGCTCATTACCGGCTTGCTGGAACCTGCGGCACTGGTTGTAAACCTGATGACCAGCAGGGCGCTATCGCCTGCAATTGCTGCCACGACGCCATAGATGGCAGAACCAAAACCGAATATACCCGCGACGAACTCCGGCTGATGCATGCCGAGGGCGTATTGCGCACGCAACAAATCTGGAGAGATGAGGGGCTAGTATGATTTACCCAACGGCAACCGGCAAAGCCGGAGAGATTATCCGACTGAATACCCTTGAAAGCACAATGGTGCAGGGACGTTTAAAAATGTGGGGGCGCTGGTCGTTCATCGGCGGCGGTAGCTCAGGGAATATGTTTAACCAACTGCTAGCCAGCAAAAAAATCACCAAAACCGCAATTAACGAAGCGCTTCGTCGCATGAAAAAGGCGGGTATCAGCAAGCCAGAGCTTGAAGCGTTTCTGCGAGAAATGATGGACGGGAATAAAAAGAGCCATCTTGCTCACTGTACCGATAGTGAGGCGCTGATTATTGATCGTGTAGTTGGGGAAACATTCATTGATAACCCGGCAATGATTGCGCTGCTTCATGAACGTTATGACGGGAAGGGGAAACCCAAGAAGGCAATGGCGCGGGATCTCAATGAAAAGCATCCTGAATGGTGTTTGCGTACCTGCGAAAGTCGTATCGACGTATGGCTGCATGTGGCAGAACGGGCACTATACGCACCGCTATGTGATGCGTTCGGTGTTAACTCCGGGAGATTCAGTGACAGTAAAGCGGAAAAACCTTAAAAAAATCATTGCAATTTTGCGCGCAAACTGATTCAATTCGTATATGCTTCGCAAAGCTGTATCGCAAGCGACAAGAAATTTTCCAGAACCCGCCACCGTGCGGGTTTTGTTGTTTTCAGGCCTCGGTAATCACCGGGGCTTTCTTATTTAAGACCGCTGACAGGTCGAATCAGTGCCTCGCCTTTCCCCGTATCCGCTCCTGGACTTCCGGGGATTTTTTATTTCTGGGCTCGCTGTTGCGGGTTCCATTCACACAGCACCTCGAAATTATCGGAGGTGGAGATTATGAAAATGCACAATGATCCTCATACCTGGCCCGATCTGCTTGAGTTGCTGCAGAGCTGGTGGCGCGGAGATACGCCGCTGGGAGCTGTGCTGCTATCTGTGGTAATGGCTGGTCTTCGAATTGCCTACGGCGGCGGTGGCTGGAAGAAAATGTTGCTTGAGGGGCTTCTGTGTGGAGCGTTGACCCTTACTTTCGCATCAGGACTTGAATACATGGAATTGCCAAAATCACTTTCTATCGCAATCGGTGGAGGGGTGGGCTTTGTTGGCGTTGATGCAATCAGGGCATTTGCAATGAAATACATTGGCAACCGGTTTGGTATCGGTGGCGGTAACGATAAGGCGTAAAACATGTCTACAGCTCGCGGTATTCGCAATAACAACCCCGGAAACATTCGTTGGGGCGATGACTGGAAAGGCCTGGTGCCGGCAGCTCAGCGCACAGATAAATCATTCTGCCAGTTTACGTCACCTGAGTATGGTGTACGGGCGATGGTTATCATCCTTCGCAACTATCAACAGAAATATAAGCTGAACACGGTAAGCGGAATTATCAAACGCTGGGCACCGCCGAACGAAAACGACACGCAGGCTTATATCAACAGCGTTGCTCAGGCTACGGGCGTTTCACCAGAGCAGCAGATAAACACCTATGACAGCCGTTTTATGATGAAGCTGCTACAGGCGATCATTAAACATGAGAACGGCGAGCAGCCTTACTCGTTTGATGTGTTTGTTCAGGCGATCAATCTCGCGGGGTAAATGATGCCCACGTTGCTGAAAGAATACTGGAAGCCACTGGCGATCATTTTGCTGGTGGCTTTTTTATTATGGCGTTCCTTTAATTTCGGCGTCGGGACCTCTGACAGTCACTGGCGTCAGAAATGGCTACAGCGTGATATTTCAGATTCGACAGCAATTCTTCATCGAGAGGTTGGAGAACGGGCCAAAGAACAGCGCCGCCAGCAGGCCGCCGACGAGGAACAGAAACGTGCAAATGAAGAACTGGCGAAGGTTCGGGCCGATGCTACTGATGCTGAACGTGCTCGCAGTGGGTTGCAGCAACAGCTACGACAATTACAGCGGCAGCTCGGCGACAGTGAAACCGGCCGCATTTCCGCAGTTGCCGCCACAGGCGCGGCAAAAGCCGAGACCGCCAGAGTGCTTGCCGAGTTGCTTAGCGAATCTGACCGCAGAGCGGGAATCTATGCAAAAGAGGCTGACAGCGCTTATGTCTCCGGCAGCAGCTGCGAACGTACCTACGATAAAGTAACGAGAGAAAATATTGATGAATAAAGCAAACGACCAGGGGCGCGTGGGCTACGGCTGCTCTATTTCTGATGACGTTAACGCCAACATAGGTCAGCTTTCTGTTCCATTAAAAGCAAAAATGCCAACGACAAACGAAGTTTTTTCAATCGTAAAGCAGGTTGAGAAAGAAATGGCTGGTAAGTCACTCAATGCCGAAACAGCCTTTTCTTTCGTAGAGGAAGTAAAAAAGCGAGTGGCTGACCTGATTATCATTGAAGTGGCTTAGCAGCATTACAGAGACCATTTATCAGAGTGGTCTCGATAATGCTTACTCATAAACAAAGCTATCGGTGGTTTCCTACCGCGCACCCTGCGCATAACTACCGATGCTTTTTATTTTGGTAAAAGCGAATGTCAAAAATACTGAAACACCACGAGTTCCACGTTGTTGACGTAAAGAACAACACTGAACATATGCCCGGTACCGTCAAGTTCGCTGATGATTTGCGGGTGGTAGACGGTTACTTCCAGGTATTTTCGCTCGACGATCCAGATACGATCATTGGTATACGCGCCGATAACGTAGATGCATATCGCCTGGTCCCCATATTTGAATAGGTAAACAACCATGCCAAGAAAAGTCATGTCTGCATCCGGAATGCCGGTAATGGCCGCAACGCCTGAGGATATAGAGGGAGGCGGGTACACATTGCCAGCTGCAACAAAAACCGCATTAGGCGGTGTAAAAATGGGGGCCGCTGTCGCTGACTCAGCCGCTACTGATGTTGCTGGTCTGGTGAGTGACTACAACGCATTACTTGCCTCACTGAGGGCAGCAGGCATTATCGCTACCTCTTAAATGGTGACGTCCATAAGGACAACAGCTGATGAGCAAACCGGAAGATAGCGGCCTTGAGCGCGATTACTGTGCCGGGCTGCTTTCCCTCCGGGATATGGCAGAGATATACGGCATCAGTGAAGGGGCGATACGTAAGCGCGCTAAAAAAAATGGCTGGGTACGCAACAAGCCAGAAGGTACGCAAAAAAGTACGCAGGTACGCAAAACAGGTACGCAAAAAAAAGAAGTGCGTACCGTCGAGAAAAAAGCGGTAAAGGAAATAAAAAAAAATCCTGAGCCGGATCCTGAACCTCCAACACAAATATTATTCGATGCCGCGCAATTCGGGCTCAACCAGCAGCAGGGAATTTTTGCTGAAAATATTGCGATGGGGAAAACACGCATAGAAGCATATCGGCTGGCGGGATATTCCTGTGAGGGCGATACGGCGTATGCAGCAGCAAGCAGGCTGTATAGAAATGTTAAGGTCGCGAAGGCCGTGCGCTATCTTCGTGACAAATTCCAGCAGCGTTATTCCGCAGAGATCGACGAGGTAATTCATCAGCTCGTTGCGATCACCCGAGCAAACCCGAATGAGCTTTCACAGTATCGGCGCGTGAACTGTCGTTATTGCTGGGGAGAGCATCATCTTTACCAGTGGCGTGATATTGCTGAATTTGACAGAGCAGCAGCCGCGGCAGAAAAAGACGGGAAAAAAGCTCCTGAATATGGTGGTCTGGGGTTTTGTGATACCGCCGATCCTCATCCTGAATGTCCTAAATGTTTTGGTGAAGGATCCGGGCAAGTTTTTATCCCTGATACTCGCGATCTCGACGGTGACGCTCGCTGGCTTTATGCCGGAGTGAAGCAAACAAAATTTGGTATCGAGGTGCAGTCATTCAGCCAGGAATCAGCACGACGCGATTTAATCCGGCTTCTTGAAATCAGGACTGGCAAGAAAGATTCAGATCCTGCAACTGGTGACAATCCGCGTGAAGATGATGATCTGACCGACGAACAACTGCATGATGCATTAAAGGAGCTGGGGTATGGCCGTCGCAGAAACCAGCTTGAAGAAAAACTCGACGATTCTTAAAGCCTATAAGAAGCGGGCAATTGAACAGGCCAGAAATGGTCTGATGGATTTTACGCTGTATACCAACCCCCGTTATGAGACGGGATGGTTTAACGAGTTGCTTTGCGCTGAGCTGGATAATTTCCTTCGTGAAGTCGAAGAAGGGAAAATGCCTCGCCTGATGATTTTCGCCCCCCCGCGTTCCGGGAAGAGTGAACTGGCCTCCCGGCGCTTTCCGGCGCGGGTACTTGGAAAGCACCCTGACTGGAACGTGATTTCTTGTTCCTACTCTTCAGACCTTGCAAACCGTATGTCCCGCGATACACAGCGTATCGTTGAAGGTAAGCGTTACAGTGAGGTGTACCCTGATACGAGAATGGGCGGTGCCAGAAGCGGGGCAATAAAAACCTCTGAGCTTTGGGAAACCATCAACAGCGCTGGAAAGCTGAATGAAGGCTCGTATCGTGCTGCTGGTGTCAACGGCGGTATCACCGGTCAGGGGATGCACATCGGTATTATTGATGACCCCGCCAAAGATTATAAAACCGCCTCGTCTAAAGCCTACCAGGACACGGTAATTGACTGGTACGACACCACGTTTTTCACACGTGCCGATCCAAAGCTGAACGGGATCATCATTATCCTGACCCGTTGGCATAAGGATGATCTTGCCGGGCAGTTGCTGAAAAAAGCCGAGGAAGGCGGGGAAGACTGGCGCGTTATCAGTTTTCCGATGGAGGCCGAAAAAGACGAGGTCCACGAGCTGAACGGGAAGAAATATAACCTTCGCAAAAAAGGTGAAATTCTTTTCCCTGAGAGAATGCCTCTCTCATTCGTTGCTAAATGCAAACAGCGCGGATCCCTTGTCTGGAATGCGCTTTATCAACAGCGCCCGTCTCCTAAAGGCGGCGGCCTGATTAAATCCGACTGGTTCGGTCAGTATAAAGTCCTCCCGCTTCTCAAATGGCGCGCCATCTACGCCGACACCGCTCAGAAAATAAAGGAAGTTAACGACTACTCCGTTTTCGAGCATTGGGGGCTTGGTCAGGATGGCCGTATGTACCTCATCGACATGATCCGCGGGAAGTGGGAAGCCAAAGAGCTCAAACGCCGTGCTACAGCGTTCTGGGCGAAAGCCAGAGCAATGCAGAACGGACCGCTTCGCTACATGGCCGTTGAGGATAAATCATCGGGTACAGGCCTGATTCAGGATATCCGCGATGAGGCTATTTGCCCCGTTAAAGCCATTCAGCGAGACAAGGACAAATACACTCGCCTGATGGATACGCAGGGCTATATGGAGTCAGGGTTTATTTATCTCCCTGAAAGCGAAGATTTTGTGAATGATTTTCTGGTGGAGATGGAAGGCATCAACACCGAATTTAACACCCACGATGACCAGTTGGATCCGATGATGGACGCGATCGACGATATGTTAATTGTCGATGCACCGATAAGGATCAGCAAAGAGGCGCTCAGGAGACGCTGAGATGAAATTTTTTAAATTCCGGGAAAGAAAAAAAGCGGAACAGCCAACGCCATCGCCGCCACCTCAACCCAAGAAGATGAAAATTAATCCAGTGTTGCTGACTATGGCAAAACTGGAGAAGGCAAAGAAGAAAAAATACATCCACGCTATAGAACGCTACGAGCCGCCAGCAGGCGTTATCCCGGAAGAGATCAGAGATGCCGTACTGGCTATGGACTCAACGCCATACGGGACGCCTGCATTCTCCTCTATGACCATGGGGCAGAGTGGTTTTCCCGGTTATCCCTATCTGGCCCAGCTCACACAGCGCCCGGAGTTTCGGAAGATGGTCAGCGTCAACGCAAAGGAAATGACCCGTAAATGGGTAACATTAACCAGCGTCGGCGATGAGGATAAAAGTGAAAAGATCGCTCTCTTGGAAAAAGCCATGGAGCGTTACAACGTCCGTGAGCTCTTTAAGCTGGCGATGGAACATGATGGTTTTTTTGGCCGGGGACAAATTTATATCGAGGTCAGGACACCAAAAGGAATTGCGGCATCCACAGACCCGGTTGAGTTAGAGACCCGGCTTTTCCGGTCTAACAAAAAAATAACGAAGGGGAGTCTCGTTGCCTTTCGCTGTGTTGAGCCAATGTGGACATATCCGGGGATGTATAACGCCAGCGATCCTCTTGCTGCCGATTACTACAAACCGCAGAGCTGGTATGTCATGGGGAAAGAGGTACACGCTTCACGATTCCTGTCGTTCGTGTCCAGGCCTGTCCCTGATGTCCTGAAAGCCGCTTATAACTTTGGTGGCCTGTCGCTGTCGCAGATTGCTGAGCCTTATGTCGATAACTGGATTCGCACGAGAGACAGCGTCGGCGACATGGTTCACTCGTACTCTACATCCGGGATCAAAACCAACATGCAATCGACGCTGGCGGGTGGTTCAGGGGCAGATATTTATGACCGCGCTGAGCTGTTTAATAACCTTCGAGATAATCGGGGGCTGATGCTCCTTGATAATACGAATGAAGAATTTTTTCAGTTCAATACACCACTGTCCGGCCTCGATACCTTACAGGCGCAATCACAGGAGCATATGTGTAGCGTCAGTGGGCAACCGCTGGTTAAGTTCACTGGCATCACCCCTAACGGCCTTAATGCTTCCTCTGATGGTGAAATACGTGTGTTTTACGACGATATTCACGCGGAGCAGGAAGCTGTATTCCGGGATAACCTGGTGGAAGCGCTTAATATCATCCAGCTTTCAGAGTTCGGGGAGATCGATACCGATATCAGCTTCCGCTTTGAAGCGCTGATGGAGCTCAGTGCAGAGCAAAAAGCCAACATCAGGAAAACGGAAGCTGAAACGGACGACATTCTCGTTAATAACGTTGGCAGTCTGTCGCCGGATGATTCGCGCGAACGCCTGGCAAATGATCCGGATAGTCCGTATCACTCTCTGGAGACCAATTCCAATGACGAGCTCGAAGACGAAGAGGAGTCAGAAGAAAACACCGACGAAAACTTTGAAACGGGTTCAACCTAATGCCGGGATCGAGGCCTGGTACCGGAAAAGGCTGGATCTTCTGATTACCGCGATGAACAAGGATGTTCAGAAATTAATGTCTCAGGCCTACACCAGCAGCGATGCAGGTATTGCCCAGGATGCCAGTCCTGCGGTGGCGCTTCGAAATGCCGCCCGGCGTGGCCGTAAAAAATGGCTGAAGAAATACGATGAGGCCGCCGAAGTTCTGGCGAGAGAGTTTGCTGATAAAACGCTTGGTGCTTCTGACAGGTCAATGCGTAAAAAACTGGATGATATCGGGTTTAATGTCAGGTTTACGATGAATGACGCTATGCGTGACGCGTATCAGGCCACGATAGGCGAGAACGTCGGTCTTATTCGGAGTATCCCGGAGCAATATTTCACCCAGATCGAAACGATGGCGATGCAGTCAGTGACCGCCGGGCGTGATGTTGGCGCACTGACCGATAACATCCAGAAGCAGTTTCACGTCACTAAACGCCGTGCAGCGCTCATTGCACGTGACCAGAACAACAAGGCCACCTCGGACATGGTATCAGCCCGCCAGCGCTCTCTTGGCGCTACTGAGGGGATATGGCGGCACAGTCACGGCGGGAAGTACCCCCGAGAAGATCACGTAAAAGCTGATGGCGAAAGATTCGACCTTTCAAAAGGGCTTCTTATCAAAGGGAAATATGTCTTTCCTGGAAAAGAAATCGGCTGTAAATGTGGCTGGGATATGGTGCTTCCCGGTTTTAACGTCTGACCGGAAATTTCAATGAAAAGAAAAAATCCTGATCGCCTCGCATTCGATCGGGCGAGCGTGCGCACGTACAGCAAAGATGGTGTGCTGCACGTATCCGTAAGCCCTATATCAAAAGCGATGGTATGCCCCTATTACGGGCGAGAAATTCCAGATTCTGAGGCGCTAGGCCTTGAACCTAACAAAATTTATTACCTGTACCGCGATCCTGAAGAACTGAAAAAGGCGGCGGCAACATTTAATAATTTGCCGTTGCTGAATAAGCATATACCCATCTCCGCTCATGATCTGCCGAAAGAAAACATTGTTGGTACCACTGGCAGTGAAGCGTCGTTTGAAGCGCCTTATCTGAATAACAGCCTTGCTGTCTGGGAGGCTGACGCTATAGCCGGGATTGATAGTGAAGAGCAAAGCGAATTGTCTTCTTCTTACCACTACCGGGCAGATATGACACCAGGCGAGGCAGATGGCGTTAAGTTTGATGGCGTGATGCGGGATCTAAAAGGAAACCATGTAGCTCTCGTCCCGGAAGGGCGCGCGGGCGCTGACGTCGTTGTAGGCGACGAACTCCCAGAGGAAATGAAGCAAATGAAGAAAAAAATGAACGCGAAAAATATTGCGCGTCGTGCGGCGCTCAGTGTTTATCTGCGCCCACGCCTTGCTCAGGATGCCGCGATTGATAAAGCAGACCTTACGGCGCTGGTTGTCACTCATGCATCAGGTAAAGCGCTGGCGGCCGCTGTCGCTAAAAAATACGGTAACCGTCTTGCTCAGGATGCCGAGCTGAACGAAGAGGAGATCGAAGAAACAACGGATACCGCCGCAGATGAGGCAGGCGAAGAAGAAAAGGATAAACCCGCTCAGGATGACGATGAAATCCTGCAGACGGTTCTTGCTGCCCTTGAGGGGAAAGTAAACGGCGACGTTCTGGCGAAAATTAAATCCGCTCTCAGTGGTCAGGCTCAGGATGATGATTTGGATCCTGACAATGCCCCTCCGGCACAGGGATCCGATCCTGATGATGACAAAGTGGCGAAACCCGCGATGGATGCGGCTATTAAGTCGGCAAAGGCTCAGGCAAGAAAAGATGCCGTGAAAGATTTCAACGCCATTCGCCAGGCAGAGATCGACGTGAAACCGCTGGTGGGTGATGTGGTGGCGATGGACTCTGCTGAAGATATTTATCGCTACGCGCTGGAACAGGAAGAAGTGGATATCGAAGGCGTTCACCCTTCGGCGTTCCGTTCCCTGGTTAAAGCGCAAATCAGCACCCATCAGGCGCGTAAGCCGGGTAAAACGCCACTGGCGATGGATGGCAAGACCGTAACCGGGTTTGCTTCTCGCTTCCCGAACGCTACCAAATTAGTAAGGAGCTAAAACATGTTTCAGACCCGAATGAACCAAGATTTGCCCATTGGCGTTGAGGGCGATTTTGCGAGTGATAACCCGTACTCCACCTGGTTTGCGGGAGAAGGGGCGTTAGTCGCCAGCGCTGATGGTGTAACCGTCGGGCGTTTTGCGTGGGTTGATGCTGATAACGTCATTGCCTCCAATAAAGGCACTGGGGTGCCTCAGGGCTTTGTGAGCCGTGAAGGTCAGGCACTTATCACAGACTGGATGGGAAATGCCTCCATGGTCATTCCTGAAGGTATGCCCGTTGACCTGAAAACTCGCGGCGATTTCTTAGCGAAGACCACTACGGCCGCAACCGTAGGTCAGAAAGTTTTTGCCAGCCTGACTGATGGAACGATCGCTACTGGTGACGCCGGGGCCACGATGGCTGGCTTTATCGAAACCATTTTCACTGTTGGTAGTGCTGGTGCTGCTAACACCATTATTGCAATTGGAACCTGGGGAAACAGCTATGCCTAAGCATCAAGATTTAGTTTACGCCGAACGTGAGTACGGCATTGTTCTGCCGGGTGAGGATGCCGATTTTCTGGACGCCCGATTTGACGTCTACCGAAACAATCACTCTCTGGCAATGGATGCCGCGCCGCAACTGGTTACTACCAGTAACAGCGGGATCCCGGCTTATCTGACCAACTATTACGATCCGGAAATCATCAACGTACTGGTTACGCCAATGAAAGCCGCGGTTATCCTGGGTGAAACCAAAAAGGGCGACTGGACTACGGCGACCGCATCGTTTCCGATGATTGAATCCACGGGTTTTGTCAGCTCCTACGGCGACTACTCCAACAATGGCCGCACCAGTGCTAACGCTAACTGGGAATATCGCGAAAGCTATCATTACCAGACCGTTACTAAATGGGGTGAGAAAGAGCTGGCGCGCTACGGTGAAGCACAGATCAACTATGCAGCCGAGTTGAACGTCTCCAGTGCGTTGACGCTGGCGAAGTTCCAGAACAAATCGTACTTCTTTGGTATTGCCGGTCTGAAAAACTACGGAATGTTGAACGATCCGGCACTGAGTGCGCCTATCACGCCGCTGGACGACGGAAACGGTAATCTGCAGTGGGATGATAAAGACGCCGAAGCGATTTATAACGATATCGCTCAGGGGCTGTATAAAAAGCTCGCTACACAGCTTCAGGGCCATCTTGAGCGCACGGATGCTATGACACTGTCACTGGATCCTGAAACGGAAGTCAATATGACTAAGACCAATATGTATAAGGTCAACGTTACCGATCTGTTGCTGAAAAACTTCCCGAACATGCGTATTGAAACTGCTGTTGAGTTCAATACCACGGCGGGGCGTATGGTGCAGCTCAAGCTTGATAAGGTGGACAACAAAATCACTGGTTACGGCGGTTTCACCGAAAAAATGCGCGCTCATCCTGTAGTGACGGGCCTTTCTTCCTTCAAACAGAAAAAATCTGGCGGTACCTGGGGCGCGATCATCCGCTTCCCGCTCGGTTTCGCAACCATGCTGGGGGTTTAAGATGGGGCGAGGCAGACCAAAGAAACAGCCTGCAGAGGCTGAGCAAACCAACGAACGGCGGGAAATCCCCGCTGTTTCTGTTTCTGAGGCTGCCGAACCTTCACAGCCTTCAGAACCCATCACCAACGAACAACCCTCACAGGATGAAAATAATCACATGAGCGAAAAGAATACTTCCGGCGGTACCGTCATCGTCGGCTGCAAACTACCGTGCGGTCTTGTTATCAGCCACGGTGGAAAATCCGTTGAGTTGAAGGGCTCCCGTGAGTCCAAAATTCTTAATGGCTTTGGTATGACGCCGGGTGTAGACGCTGAATTTTTCGAAGCATGGAAAAAAGTACATAAAAACATGCCTTACGTAAAAAACGAGCTGATTTTCGCCTACGCCGATGAACGTAGTGCGGCAGACATGGCCGACGAGCGGATCAAGGAAAAAACAGGTATGGAAGGTCTGAATCCGGATAAACCGGGCAAAGACCTTGAGCGCGTTCCTGAAGAAGAAGAGGACGAATAATCATGGGGGTCGTTGTCTTTGATGTTGAGAAATTCCGGCAGCGCTATCCGGAGTTTTCCTCCGTTTCTCCAGAACTGCTGACCGATTATTTCAACGAGGCAACGATCTACCTCGATAACACTGATCAGAGCCGTGTGCAGGATGTAGCGCAGCGAGCCGTGTTACTGAACATGCTGACAGCACATATCGCGAAACTGAACTCAGGGAGTAACGGTACGGCGGCATCTGATTTGGTTGGTCGTATCAGTAGCGCTTCTGAGGGATCTGTCTCTGTATCTGCCGATATGGGGCCAGTCTCAGGCTCAGAGGCCTGGTATCTTCAGACAAAATACGGTGCTGCATACTGGACCGCTACAGCGCCATACAGGACGATGCAGTATGTACCCGGCCGGAGTTACTCACCTGCAGGCTATCGTTCGGTCCTACGTTTCCGGCGGAGGTAATAACCATGGCTGCATTTTCTGGCGGTGATGCGTTGACGCAAAAGCTACTGGAGATAGAAAAAAACCTCGGCAAAGGTGAATTGTTGAAAGTTGGATTTCTGGAGGGGGCGACATACCCGGATGGAACGCCCGTTGCTCAGGTGGCTGCGACACAGGAGTTCGGGGGGGAAATAGACGTCCCGGAACAGACGCGGGAGGTTTATTTTAAACAGAATAAAAATGGCAGCGTTGGTAATAAGTTTGTTCGAAAAGAAAAGGCGAATTTTGCTCAGACCGTTTTCATTCCTGCTCACACTATCGTTATTCCCCCACGACCATACTTCCGCAAAATGATCTGGGCTCAGTCGCCGGGGTGGGGCGCGCTGGTCAATAAGGCGATCAGGAGTAGCGACTACGACGCAGAGGTTGCTATGCAGAAGGTCGGAGAAATTATCAAAGGCCAGTTGCAGAACTCCATTCGACAGTTAACCGATCCGCCTCTGGCGCAATCCACTATTGAACAAAAAGGGTCAGATAAGCCGCTTATATTGACTGGGCATATGTTGAACTCTGTAGATTATGAGGTGAGCGAGTGAACCTTCATTCGATCGTTAGCGGTGCAATTGGCGCTGTAAACCCGCATGTTGAAGCGAAAATTTATCGTTCCGTTGGTGCGGTTAAAAATCCTGATTATTCCACCACACCCGGTTTTGCTGAGCCGGTAACGATGATGGTCCAGAAACAGGCACTAAGTCAGGCCGATATCCGGCACATGGATAACCTGAATATTCAGGGGATTCTGGTCAATATCTGGACCAATGGCAATTGGTGTGGTTTGGATCGGGATAAGCAGCAGGGGGGCGATAAGTTCGTTATCGGTGATGAAACCTGGCTGGTGGTTGCGGTTCCTGAAATCTGGCCCGACTGGACGAGGGTTATTGCATGTCAGCAACTGACGTAGAACTCCAGGTAACCGATAGCGACCTGTTTAAAGCCACTGGCGATTTCCTTTCTTCCTTGTTTCCAGCCGTTGAAGTCCTTCAGAGCCAACAAAACCAAACATCCATGTCGAAAGGCGGATTCATCACGATGACGCCGCTTTTTCTGACTGACCTCTCTACCAACTCCATCACCTACGAGTACGACGGTGTAAGCGAGTATGGAAAAGAGCATTTACGTCGAGTGGATGAATGGCAATGCCAGCTCGATTTTTACGGTAAACAGGCGCAGAACAACGCGACAATATTTTCTCGCGTCGTTCGATCGGAATTCGCCTGCACCTGGTTCAGGGAGAACGCGAATGTTCTTGTCCCGCTTTATTCAGGCCCACCCCGGCAAACCACAATGATCAACGGCGAAAACCAGTGGGAATCCCGCTGGACGCTTGAATTCCACGCAAACCCGCTGACGGTCGTCAGTGTTCCTCAGCAGTTTATGACTGGTGCCAATGTGATATCGGAGCCAGTTGATGTGAGATTTCCTCCGGAGAAAAAATAAATGGCAATTTCGCTATCTAAAATCGCCCAGATGCTGCCCGGCGTTCTGAAGGCGACGGGGACGGCTATTGATTTAAATGGCCTGTTTCTGACTGACAGTCCTTATGCGCCTGTTGGTGCAGTACCTTCGTTTTCCAGTGCTGATGAAGTCAAAAGCTATTTCGGTAGCGTCTCGACGGAATACACAGCGTCTGTGGTGTACTTCGCTGCATATGCGAATAAAACCCAGATGCCGGGGAAACTTTTCTTCAGCCGGTTCAATGACGCCGCAGTTGCTGCGTTTCTGCGTTCCGGCTCCCATGCGACTACTACACTAGCGCAGATTAAATTGATGACCGGGACTCTTACCCTGACCGTTGACGGCACAGAGGTAACATCCGAGACGATTAATCTCAGTGCTGCGACCAGCTTTGATAATGCTGCAGAACTTATCGAAACCGGGCTCGGAGCATCGGTTACGGTCGTGTGGGATAGTGTGCTGAAAAAATTCATCATCACGTCGGCAACCACCGGGGAAGCGAGTTCGATCACCTTCGCCAATGATGAGACCTTTGCTCAGTCGTTAAAACTGACGGAGGCCACTGGCGCGGTGATCTCTCAGGGCGCTGTACCCGCTGTCGTGGATGACATTTTTACCGCAATCCTCGCCGCTGAACAGGACTGGGTAACCTTCTCCACTACCTTTGCCGTCGATAAAGACCAGGCGAATGAGTTCGCGCAGTGGACGAACGGCCAGAATCATCGCTTTGCGTACGTGCCGTGGGACGCAACCGGCGCGGCTATCGTCTCCGGGAGCACAAACGCGCTGACCTATGACATTATCAATACGTACGCCTACAACGATACCTGCCCTGTTTATGGCTATCCAAACCATGCCGCTAACGCGATGGGGTTTGTGGCTGCGCTGAATTTTAACCAGGCGAACGGGCGTTGTTCCCTGAATGGTCGCCAGTGCTCGGGGTTGTTGCCGATGATCACCAACGACACCGATTACGAAGCCGCTAAAGCCAATGGCTATAACTTTTACGGTAAGTACGCCGCAAACGCCGTTGAAACTAACCAGTGGGCGCCGGGGTCCATCACTGGTGATTTTGCCTGGCTTGATGCATGGGCGGGGCAGGTGTGGATTAACGCGCAATTGCAGGCGGCCCTCGTGGCGCTTTTCCAGCAGGCAACCAACTTACCCTATGCCACTGCGGGTAAAGCACGTATTGAGTCGTGCATGAAGCCGTATATCGAGCAGTTTAAAACGTGGGGCGGTTTAACAGCCGGCACCGACCTTGATCAGTCCCAACTGGACCAGATTAAGGCGATTACCCAGGTGGATGTTTCTGATGCGCTAATGGCAGACGGTTATTACATCTACATCGGCCCCTTCACTGCAGCCATGCGTTCGCAGCGTACCAAGCCAACCGTTTATTTCTGGTACACGGATGGCGGCATTATTCAGGGCATTACCGTTAACAGCGTGGAGGTGCAGTAAATGTCCAATCAAAATATTACGTCGGCTGATGCGATCATTGAGCTTGTTGTCGCTGAGCTTTATCCGTCAGGTTTCAATCTGGAGCAGTTCGAAGCCCAAAACATCTTTGAAATGGGCGATACGGATGCTGCTGAAACACAGCGTACTGCAGATGGTAAGCTTCTTGCCGGTTTTATTTATGGTGATCTTCCGTGGACATTCCACCTCGCGGCGTCATCTCCATCAATTCAGTATTTTGATACCTGGCTGACTACCCAGATGACGGCCAGAACAATCCTCCGGTGTAATGGAACGGTCATTCTTCCCTCTCTCGGTAAAAAATACACCATGACGAATGGAGTCCTGCAACGTGCTAAGCGTATGCCGTCTGCGGGGCGTGTTCTTCAGCCTGTAACTGGTGTAATTCAATGGGAAACCATTACCCCTTCCAACTATTCTGCGTGAGGTAACAATGGCGCGTAAAACGATTGTCTTTACGGTAGAAGCTGATAACCGTGATAAAGGAAAAACCTTCAAAATTACCGAGATGCCAGCAAGAAAAGCCGAGGAATGGGCAATTCAGGTGGCTTGCGCGGTGATGGGGGCGGGTGTCTCTGTTCCCGATGATGTTATGTCGGCTATTGGTGCTGCTGTTGCCCCAGCTCCTGCTGTTGAAGATCAAGCAGCACTTGAGCTTTATGAAAGTGTCATGGCAAGTGGAATGGCTGGTCTGGCTAAATGGGGCCTTACCTCGCTTGCTAAGGTGCCATTTGCACAGTCGAAGCCTCTTCTGGATGAGTTGCTTACCTGTGTGAAATTCGTCGGTGGGAATGGCATAGAAACCCCTCTGGTTGATGAAGGCCAGATTGAAGAGATCAGTACCTGGACTCGCCTGAAGATCGAAGCCTTTAAGCTCCATGTCGCTTTTGTCAAAGCCACCGCAAATTAAATATCCCTCTGTCCGTTCCTGACGATTCGGCGCGCGGTTTAGTGCAGTACGAAAACGTGCCGCGCACAATTGCCGCCGTCATATCAGGAAAAATGGCAAAACTCCACGAGCTGGATACCGTTTACGGCGTCCAGGATATGTGGTGGCTGATTGAAATTATGACCGTGGATAACACGAACAGGGTCATAGCGGAGAATAACGATGGCGGCAACGGTAATTGATGCACTCATGGTCACGCTGGGCCTTGATGCCTCTAATTTTCGTAAGGGTCAGAAAGAAGTCAGCGATGATCTGAAGAAACAGCGTGAAAATGCCCAGAAAACAGCTAAGGAGATGGCAGAGCAGGGGAAAAAGGCCGCGTCCTTCTTTGGCAGTATTAAGACCGAGCTCCTGGCCCTGGCTGGTGTTACCGTTACTGCTGGCGGCCTGATGAGTTTTGTAAAAAACACAACTTCAGGCCTGATGGATCTCTCTATTCAGTCGAAAGCATTGGGGCTTTCTGCTAAGGAGCTTGATGGTTGGTCGAAGGCTGCAGATGCAGCCGGGAGTTCTGCCGCAAAAATTGGTGCATCTCTACAGGGGTTTCAGAGCGCAATTCAAGGGGCGAGGGTTGGCGATTATAACAGCCCGATTTTTAATGGCTTTAAACAGCTGAATGCCCTTACCGGACAAAATTTTGATGTCTGGGGGCAAGATGCCAGCTCTTTGATGAAGACAGCCCTCGAAGCGCTTCGAAAAATCAAAGATCCAAATTTACGCCGCCAGGTTGGGTTTAGTCTCGGCCTTGATGATGCAGTTTTACAGCGCAACCAGGAAGGGGAATTCCTTCCAGATGTTGCAAAATATACTGCAAACTCAGGGAATACTGAGGCTTCGATAAAAGGCGCAAAAGAATTCACTGAGGCATGGACGGTTCTGGATCAGAATCTTGAGACCACCAAAAACCAGTTTTATACATTCCTGATCCCGTACATCAGGATGTTTAATAACCAGCTTATTGAGCTTTCAAACTGGATGAAATCGCACCCTAAAGAAATGAAAGATGCGATCGATTCCATTTTGGTGGCGCTAAAAGACCTGATTGGCCTCGCCAACAAAGCAGCTGATGCCGTTGGAGGATGGAATACGGTGATCATGGTTCTGTTGGGACTGAAAGTCGCTTCATGGTTCCGTGGAATTGCATTAGCTATTAATGGCCCCGGCGGCCTGATTTTCGCAATAACTGCCCTATATCCGATTATTGATGGATTGTTATCCAGAATCATCAGCAAGGAAAATAAAGATTGGCTGCAAAACCACGGTATTTTCTTTACTTCTACCGGGGAATTCTTTTTTAACAAAAAAGCTGCTGAAGAAAGGCAGAGGCAGATTGATTCTGGCGCAGCTCCAAATGGATCCCAAAGAACAACCCCAAACGCTTACCAGCAGGGCATGATCAATGCACAAATGGACCTCTCAACGGCAATGAGGTTGGATGTAGGGCAATATCAGCCAAATATTCCATTAAACGCCAAAGCAGCCAAATTAGGGGCAAAGGGGAAAGCTTTCCTTCAGGCCATGGCTGGCGAATTCGGCGCGCTGGAAGGCAAGTATGGCCTCCCTGCGGGGTTACTTTACTCTGTTGCTGCCACTGAATCTGGTGGTGATCCATTCGCTCAGTCAGGCGCTGGAGCTAAAGGTCTGTTCCAGTTCATGCCCGGAACGGCAAAGGATATGGGACTGAAAGGCCGAGATGTTTACGATCCTCACAAATCGGCAGAGGCCGCGGCAAAATATCTCCGTTATCTTCAGGATGCAACCGGCGGGGATCTGGAGGCCACTTTAGCTTCGTATAACTGGGGGTTGGGGAACGTTAAGAAGAAAGGTCTCAGCAACATGCCTGAGGAGACCCGGAATTATGTTCCTAAAGTCATGGCGGGGATGCGGCCAGGAGCGGGGATGGCGGTTGACCGCGAAATGCCAGGGCAATCGGGTGCAACCTATCAGTTCTACGGTACCAAAATTACTACCCAGGCGCAGACCGTGGAACAACTCACCAGCGATATCAAAAAGCACGGTGATAATCGTGTGATGCTCCTGGCTGGCTACTCAGGACAATAACCATGTCGTTCTCTTTAAATGTCTCGACAGTGCTCTCTGCCATTCAGGGGGGGAGCCTGCTATCAATACTAAACAGCGCATTATCCCCAACTTATAAAATCACCTATAACACTGTCGATGAGTCATTATTGACGGTGACGGCCGGGCAGGAGGTCTTTACTCCTTCCGGTTGGGTTAGCGTTGATCGGTACGGTGATGCGATGGTGACGAAAGGCCCGGTGGAGAAGGGGCAGTATTCGTCCTATAACAAGGTCAGGCAACCTTCTGAGCTCCGGATCATCTTCGCCCTTGAAGGATGGACCGCTTTCTCTGGTGCTCTTCCTAACCTGACGAATTTCTCACTTCTGAGCCGAAATAATTTCATTCAAAAACTGGATGAGATGAAAAATACGGCCAGCACCTTTGATATCGAAACGCCGGATACGGTGTATTACGGGTACGATCTGACTCACTTTGACTATTTTGTTGGTTCTTATCGTGGGCAAACGCTGTTAATGGCGAACTGTACGTTTGAAGAGATTATGAACGGCGGGGAAGTCATGCTTTCGAACGCGGTGATTGAAGGGCCACCCACCGACAACGCAAAAACGAATAATGGTAGTGCTGCGTCGACAGAGATAATTACCGGCTCTACTAAAGAGGCGTCATTGAGCGATGTAAAAAAAGCCTGGTCCAGCGCTAACTCATCGTTATCAAGCGCGCTACAGTCCACAGGGGGTGCGATAGTCTCCAATGTTAATTCTGCTGCTGAGTCTGTATCTCAAGTTTGGGACAGCACATCTACGGCGGTATCAAAGCAGATAAAAAGTACGGTCTCAGATTTTCTGGAAAAGGTAATGTGAAATGCAGGAGATAAGTTTAAAACCTTCTCTCTCGCAGAAGGTTTATGTCACGCTTGGCGGTCAGAATTGCGCTATTAAACTTCATCAGCGCTCTACTGGTTTTTATGCAGACCTTTATGTTGATGAAAAGCCTGTTATGCAGGGTGTTCTTTGCCTGAACTGTACTTACCTTGTCAGATATAAATACTTGGGATTCAGCGGCGATCTTATTTTTGTTGATACAAAAGGGGATTCCGATCCTTCTTATGATGAGATCGGAACCCGGTTCCGTTTGTATTACGCAACAAGTAGCGAGGTTGGTAGATGAGTTATAAGCAGAGGGAGCTAACGGTCTCTTTCACGCTGGCGAATGGTACCTTTGATGGTGATGTTGGTGACACACTAACGGTTAAAGGGTTTAAATGCGAAGCAGCTATCTCTGCTTTTGGCGGAGCAACAGGAACGATACTGGAGCTTAGCCTATGGGGACTTTCTCTGGATAACATGGCTAAGTTGACAACTAACGCGCAAAAAATAATTGCCTCAGAGCAGAATGCCATTCGGGTATATGCTGGCGATGATCGTGTTTTTTCCGGATCAATTACTTCAGCAAGAATCAATCTTAATCAGATGCCGGACGCTCCGATAGAGATTACAGCAGCGGCTGCTGGCAGGGAACGTCTTATCCCCTGTGAACCTACGTCGATTCGTGGTGATGTTGATGTTGCAGATATGATTCGTGCCCTTGCCTTTAAAGTAGGTCTTAAATTTATCAATGTCGATGTAAAGGCTACTCATAGTAACCCTTATTTTGAAGGGAATGCTGTAGCCCAGATATTGAAAATTGCAGCGGCTCATAAAATCACAGCAAATATCGACTTCGGAACGGTAACAATTTACACAGGTAAAACGCCTTCTGATTCTGTTGTCCCTTATATTTCTCCTGCTACGGGATTGATTGGGTATCCTATTTTTTATGATCAGGGTATAAACTTCCGCTGTATATATTCTTCGTCTTTAAAACTAAATACTAAAATTATCCTTGAAACTAATCTTCCGCATGCTAGTGGAGAATGGATTGTTCAGGCTGGTACGACTCATTATCTATCCTGCAAAGTTCCTGGTGGGCTTTGGGAAACATTTGTCGTGGCAGCTCCAGGGTTTCTAATCAATGGGAGTGATAATGTTAACCAAGCAGAGTCCTGAGAATGCTTCGTGTCATGGGAATGCTGTTTTAGCTCTCATAGCCGAAGCGTCAAAAGGAAATATTTTTGCAGATATAGTCATCGTGAAAGAAGTAAAAGATGGGGCCCTTACTGTCTTCCCTTTAGTAAGCGGAACTAACGCAACTGGAGGGGAAATTAAGAATCAGAGTGTCTATGATATTCCTTTCATACAGTACCAGGCAGGAAACAGCGCTGTAAAAATGACTCCAAGGGTTGGTGATATTGGCTTGGTGATAGCCTGTGACAAGGATATAACAAATGTCAGAAAGTCGAGGAGAGGAGGACCAGCGCCGACTCAGCGCCAACACTCATATTCAGACGCGGTTTACATAACAGCGATCGCCAGTCTAAATGGGGAGCCTACCGAATTCGCGGAATTTTCTGGTGATGGCATAAACATCAAAAGCCCCGGTGTGGTGAATATCAATGGTGTGAAAATCCATCCTAACGGAAAACTTCAGTTGGTTGACGGTTCCATCGTTGATGGTCATGACCATGGCGGGGTAGAATCAGGAGGAAGCCGTACTGACCCCTTGGAGCCTTAACAATGATAAAAAAATATTTCCTTCTGGCGATTTCATTTTCTTTAGCTGGCTGCGTAATGTCTCCAGCCGATTACATTGATTATCAAAAAGCAAATAACTTTGATAAGACAAAATTTTCAACAAACGCTGGCGGGATGCAATCCGTTTCTGACTTGCGAGAAATTTACAGAAATGTGACTGGTAAAAATCTTCCGGAACAAGACACTAGTGATTGTCGAAAGGATAAAAAGTGTTACTTCAACAGATACAATGATCTTCTTCACGATTTAATGTACCAGCGACAGATAGAAGAGCAGAAAAGGGAGGGCGCGAAGCTTGCCCAGGAAAAAGAAGCTGAATGTCAGGCCAGTAAAGAATGTATGACGAAAAGAAAAATTGATTCTGCCTCCTATGATTTAAATAGCATTTATTACAGCATCATGGCCCAGAACCCTTATCTTCAAGCAGATTACGACGGCTTTATCAGGCGCACATGTCGTGGCGCTGGAGTAGGTCAACGTAACGGTATGTCGTTGGAGGCATTGCAACAGAAAATTGATTTAGTTGAAGGCATTGCACCACAGACCAGATATGAGATTAAACAGATAGCTGAGGCTTGCTGGACTCTAAGTAAATATGGAGTCCCTGACGGAACCACTCAGATTAAGCCAATGTACTGACTGGATAAACTTCCAAACCAGGTAATGAACCTCGCTCCGGCGGGGTTTTTTTATGGGTGAAATTCATGAAAACCACCTCTTTACTGCTCGACCCTGAAACATGGGATCTCGTCGTTGATGATCTTGGAAATATTGCCACGGTGGACAACCCCTACGCTTGCGCTCAGGACGCTGCAACGGCATGCCTCGCTATCCGAGGAGAGTGTATTTACGAAAAGGATACCGGTGTTAATTACAAAGAACTTCTGAACGTTAAGGCCAGTACAGGTGCAATGGCCGCAGCACTTCAAATCGAAGCACTGCGAATGGACTACATCGCCCAGGCAGAAGCGACTTTGGTTAACGACCGCAATACTCGTCGAACATCCGGAGTAATCGCCATCGTCGATACTAACGGACTAATTTCAAACATCGCACTGTGAGGGGAAAATGACCACAATTTCTACCGCGGTACCATCGGTAACCTTCTCTACAAGCGGGCTGGATGTTCCTGATGAAGGCGATATCCTCGCGGGTCGCCAGGCTGACATTAGTTCTGCATTCGGTTCCGCGCTAAGTAACAACTTAAAAACCCCACAGGGACAACTTGCAGTAAGCGACACTGCCATTATCGCCGACAAAAACGATCAGTTACTGGCCGTCGTGAATAACATGAACCCTGATTTTTCTTCCGGGCGATTTCAGGATGGGATCGGACGCATTTATTTAATCGACAGAATCGCTGCAGTTGGTACGGTTGTAACGGCTACCTGTTCCGGTGCTGTTGGAACTCTCATCCCGGCAGGTTCCTATGCAACGGATAACAACGGCTACATGTATGTTTCGCTTGCCGACGGAACGATCGGAGCAGACGGGACAGTTAAAATTGAATTCCAGAACCTGACCACTGGCCCTATTGCCTGCCCGATTGGCTCCCTGACAAATATCTATGTTGCGGTGAGTGGCTGGTCGAGTATCACGAATGAGACCGCAGGTGTTGCGGGTTCGGACGTTGAGAGCCGTGCAGCATTTGAATATCGACGTCGGCAGTCTGTTGCCCGTAATGCTTTCAACACTACCGCCGCCGTGCGAGCGCAGATTCTGGAGGTGGAGGGCGTTCTGGATGCGTATGTTATCGACAACAAGGAGCCTAATCCCGTAAATAAAGGCTCCACGAACTATCCCCTTCTTGCCAGCTCTATTTATATCGGCGTTTACGGTGGTTCTGCTGAGGATATCGCGGCCGCCATAAACAAAAAACTCCCACCTGGCACTGTCATGAATGGTGATACCACTGGCACGGTATACGACACGGAAAACTACGATGCGCCGTATCCGGATTACACCTACAAATGGAAAACGCTGGATGCTGTCAGTGTGCATATCAAAGTTGAATATGAGGCTAACGACGGACTGGCATCAGATATCAATGATCAAATTAATAAAGCCGTTCTGAATGCGTTTACAGGGGCTGACGGCGGTACACGTGCGCGCTGTGGGGCCCGAATTTATGGAAGCCGGTTTATCGGTCCGATTCAGGCGCTCGATGATCAGAATATGAACGTTCTTTCGGTACAGGTCTCCCTCGATGGGACAACGTGGTCCAGCGCCCTGACCATTGGTATTGATCAAGAGCCTACGCTCGACGAAACAAACATTATCACGGAGGCAGTCAGTGAATAATGTTGAATGGACTATCTACGCAGAGTACGTCAACTCTGAGCGGCTAAGGTCGCTTATTGATACCTTCAATGCTTCTGTCGCACCAGAGGACTGGATAGACACGTTCTACGACGTTGTTTTCAACATTGAGACCTGCGAGGACTACGGGCTGATGTGTTGGGGGAAAATTGTTGATGTGAGCCGGTTGCTTACGGTGACGCCATCACAACAATATTTCGGTTTCGGGGAAGCAACCAGCACCCCGGCAGAACTTACTGATCCCCGGCCATTTAACCAGGCACCATTTTATACCGGTGCGCAGGACACAAACACGGTTGTTCTGACCAATGACGCTTACCGAAAACTCATCATGTGTAAGGCCATGGCAAATATTACGGACTGCACAGTTCCTGTGATGAATCGCATGCTGATGTATATGTTCGGTGATAGTGGTCGCGCTTATGTGCGCGATGATGGCAACCACGTGATGAGTTACGTCTTCGAATTCACCCTTTCAGAGTCGGAGCTGGCAATTGTGCAAAGCTCCGGTGCGCTTCCATCCCCGCCAGGGGTAAAAGTTAATATTGTTCAGGAGGTCTGAATTGAACAATTCAGCCATACCATCTCGTCTGTCGGTGGTTTTTTCGGTAAATGGTGACAAGAATACGATCCCGACAAATTCAACATCCGAAACACTGGCTCAAGGGCTGGCTGCGATGGACTCGGGTTTCCCTCCACTGACTAGAACTGCGTTATCAGCAGGCGGTAAGCCCCCACAAGGACAGGATTTCAACGGTATTTTTAATGATATTTATACTCGTCTGCAATGGTCTGCTGCCGGGATGGGATACCCTTTTAATGCAGGTTTCAATACGGCAATTGCAGGGTATCCGAAAGGCGCAGTAATCCCATCAAGTAATTACGCAGTATCGTGGATTAATACCGTTGATTCTAATAATACAGCTCCGGAAAAAACGGACGCTACCTCATCCGGATGGATCCCATCATGGGGTTGTGGCTCGGCCACCATCTCTATTTCTACCGCAAACGTAAAAGTGACGGATCTGCAGGCAGCTAACCCTCGACTAATTCTCACTGGTGCTTTGACTGGAAACAGGATCCTCTATCTTCCCCCTTGGGTAAAAGACTGGACTATTGAAAACAATTGCACGGGTTCTTCCTACTACGTCTTGCTAAGCACCGTAGCAGGTGGCGATACGGTTAAATCATCGCCGGGAACTATCACGCCTGTGCATTGTGATGGCGTTGGGATCAGTTCGTTGCTTGCTGCAAATGGCAAAAGTGTATTCATGGCATCTGGCAGCTTCACCGTTCCCGATAACGTCACCAGAATCAAAGTAACCATTGTAGGTGGTGGTGGTTCCGGCGGTGGATGCCAGGGCTCGTCTGTGAATGAAACAATAGGTGGTGCTGGTGGGGGTGCAGGAGGAACCGCTATCGCGTGGCTGACAGTATCACCCGGAATGGTATATGCGGTTACCGTAGGCGCTGGTGGTGCTGCTGTAACGGGTGCATCTGGAGGCAATGACGGGAGAGATTCATCTTTCGGGACGTCAATAATTGCCAAAGGTGGCCGTGGTGGTGGTTATAACAATACGGCTAATGGGGGTGGCGCTGGCGGTTCAGCTACAGGTGGTGATATCAACATTTCCGGAGGGGAGGGGGCTGATGGGCAAGCCGGAGAGTATTTATACCCTGGGAATGGCGGCGCATCATCAATGGGTGGCGGTGGGCGCGCAGGTGATAAAGGGGGTAATGCTGGCAATGCTTATGGCTCTGGAGGCGGTGGTGCATACGATACTGCCAAAAGTGGTACGAGGTATTCCGGTGGTGCAGGTAAACAAGGCATCGTCATCGTAGAGTGGTAAGCAGGTGTAAATATGTCAATAACAGATACCCAACAGGCAGCGCAGTTTTCTGCGAATGCCGCGGTTAGTGCTGCCGAAGCGAAGCAATATTTACTGCAAGTAGAGCAAGGCTATCAGGACATTAGTAAGGCTTCTCAGGAAGCGATAAACGCAGCCACTGATGCCGAGGCTTCAAAAAATGCCTCGGCTACCTCTGAGGTTAATGCTCAACAGTCAGCAACAGAAGCCAGTGAGGCAAGAGATGAGGCAGTTGCTGCCGCATCAACGGCTGCTGAATTTGGCGACAATAAATTTACTTTTTATAAAACCTCCAGCGATCCTGATGGTACGCTCGCCGGGTTAGCGGCCACGACCAATGGGCAGTCATTCCGCGTTGCACAGGGTGTGGACGGATCAGATGCGTTCATTACCTACCAGAACGACAATGGTGTAGCGGTAGCGCAGGCTGCACAGCCTGGAACCGCAGCAGTAACGGGGACTATTCGCGAATTTCCTACACTGGAAGCAGCACAGGCAGACGCAGAGGCTGGCAATATCCCGATTGGGTCAACTGCTTATTACCGGAGCCCTGATGATGATGCACTTGCTATTGAGGTTATCAATGACAGTGGAACGCTGTCAGCGACAGGCAGAGTAACGCCCTCTCAGGGGTATGTAGACAGGGTGATAAACACCTCAACAGCCAACGGAAATATTGTAATCACTCTTGACGCTGACGCCAGTCCCGTAGAGGTTCGTGATGATTTTGGCGGCGTGAATATTCCGGGGGTTCCTGCTTCCGTACAGGATATTTTGCATCAGGTGCAGAAGAGCGCCGCCCCGGCAATCCTCCGCCTGACTGACGCTGAGAACGCCGCATACGCCTCTGTTGATGAGTATGGCGGTATTCATCTTCCGGGTATGCCGGAGAGTATCCAGGCCATGCTCACTGGCATGAAGCAAAATGTAGACCGCTTGAGAAAGCGCGGCATGGTGCTGGATGCCAGAGATTGTGGCTTGAATGTGAAAACCGGAGAAGATGCCCAGCGGGCAATACAGCGGGGTTATAACTGGCTTTCAGGCAATGGCGGCGGCACTCTTTATATACCCCAGGGATATTTTAAGCTGTCAAAACCTGTCACCCCGCGCTCAGGTGTTTCCCTCGTGGGGGCCGGTCAGAATGCCACTGTCCTTCTTCCTTTCGGATACCTGGCGGCAATCACCTACCAGGGGGCGGAAACCTACATTGAAAACCTGCAATTCTCTGATTTCACCATTGATGGTGAAAATCAGCAGTTACACCCTGTAAATGGATATATCCCTGACATAAAGGGGATTTACCTCCAGTATTACCGGAATACCAATTTTGATCGCATTACCATCCGTAACACCGGGGCTACCGGGCTGGGAGTGGATATGCCAGACCGGGTATCCATTACCCGTTGTCTGGTTGAGAACTGCGGCAGGCTGGCGGAACGGGGCGCGCTGGGTGCCTCCGGGTTTGGCCTTGGTACCAGCTTTCTGAGCAGTGAACCGCTTTTTGCCAGCCAGCTTGTAGGCCGTAATAACACCAACTTTGGCATTTTCTTTGAACCACAGCGCGGAACCGGAACGGCGCAGGATGCGATCGTCACTGACAGCACGTTTTACGGTAATTATGCCGGGCTGGCAGATTGCGGAATTGAAGGGCTCATTGCCGCTAACCTTAACCTTCGCAATAACCAGTATGGTTTTGTTGCAGAGCCAGGGACCAATAACGGTGGTAATCCTGGATTCAGGGGTAAATTAGACAACTTAATCATCAAGGGGAATACGTCACACGGTATGTATTTTAATACCGGGAAAGGCGACACCATCATCGGGGAGTATGCTATCACCGGTACGCATATCTCAGAAAATGGTGAGGACGGAATTAATATTCGTTATGCCACGGAGGTGATGAATTCAAGCCTTCGCATTTCTGACTGTGATATCAACGACAATGGCAGACATGGGGTTAACTTAGAAGCTGGTCCGGTTGTTAATGCTGACATCATAAATAATCGCTTCTGGAATAACGGGAAAGTTACAGCCGGTAACGGTATTAACAGCAGCCGGGCAATGACGAAATGCCGGATTGCTTTTAACAGTATCCGTGATAACCAGGCGGAGCCAACTCAGCAATATCCGGTTTCCATTTCTGGAGACATGACAGATGTGGATATCTCGTTTAACCACTGTGCGGGTAATGCGCTGAACACCCTCAACCTGACGGGCGCACAAACTCGTGTAACCACCATCAGTAACCCAGGGATTGCATAATGACAACTATTGTCCAGAGTAATATGAAGTTAAAAGGGAGTGTAAAACTTCCTTCCGTAAATGCCCCTCTTCCGGAGGGCGCTAACCTGTTCGCCGATTTCGCCACTGGCCGCTATGTAGTTAAACATACCAGTGGGAACGTCATCCGTTCGGCTTCCCTGACAGATATCCTTTCTTTTACGCGAAACTCCACAGCTACCAGAGTGGGTGAAAGCGGATTGATCGAATACCTGCAGGCAAACGAGCCAGCAGTTGATTATCATCCTGTTACCGGGGAGTGCCTGGGGATCTGTGCGGAGTTTTCCAGTACAAACCGAATCGCCTGGAGTGAGGATTTCAGCAAAACGGAAAGCTGGACGCCATCAGGCGTTTCAATGACAGCCAATGATGCGATAGCTCCTGACGGGAATAAAACTGCTACTAAAATTATTGAGGCCGCGGGTGCTTCGGCTACAACCCGACAACTGGTGGCCGTTACTACCAGTGATGCGGTAGCGGGATCACCTTATACGTTTTGCATTTTTGCGAAAGCGAACACTGCCGGTGTAGTGCAGCTTGCAGCGCAAGGAGCAGTAGCAGCAACGGCATTTGCAAACTTTGATCTGAAGAATGGCAGGATTGGAAAGGTATCCCCGGGATCTGCGACTGTCGGTATGCTTCAGGTAAGTATGGAGCCTTACCGGAATGGATGGTACCGGATTGCAATAACCATCACACCTAATGCGGCAGCTTCGCCGCAATTTACTGTCGCTCTGGTAAATGATGACAGTAGCGCGGGCGCCGTACCATCCTATCTTCCGGCCACGCCTAAATCGGTATGGATCTGGGGGGCACAGCCAGAACGTCGTGACGGCTACTCATCATACATCCCTGCTGCCGGAGGGGAAGCCACACGAGCCAGCGCGATGTGTACCACACCTTCTACCGCGTCGTTCATTTCGACTGAGGCGGGCACAATTCTTGTTTCAGTGGTTCACCCGCATAGCCTGCAGATGCTGAGCGGCCGATATAATTCTCTGGCCTGCGCTGCTGTTCTGGATAACACCGCATCAGGACCGCATATCCGCTTTGCATACCGCCAGCCAGCTTCCGGAACAGCCATAGGTACGCCTGAAGGGGCAGCGCTGGGGGTTGTGCCAGATAATTCAGGGACCGCTCAGAACCTTGAAGTTCCCAGTCTGTCGGCTGTCGCTGACAGTGAGCAATCCTGTATCTATTCGTTCGATACGGCGACACTCACCACGAAAGTATTTGACGGGTTCAACTGGTACGAGCGGAATGTAACGGCAATGCCACCGGCATTAAACCGGCTGACTGTGGGGCGTTCAAATATGGATGCGAACAACTATTTCAACGGTCATATCAGAAAGGTGATTTACTGGCCTACTGCTTTGAGTAATGAGGAAATGGAAGAAGCATTATCCTGGCTCTGA